TGTAAGACAATTAGGAACCATCTTATTTCCTTTTTTCTTCATGCCCTTTTCTTTGTAACCTGTCCAACAAGCTTCTGCAAAAGATTCATTCAAAGCATGTTCTTCTGTTCTCACATTGATAGGCTTGCCACCCTTACCTGAACGATCTGCAACAGGGTCTTCTCTTCTTTTTCTGCGTGCTGCTGTTGCACGATCTTCTTTGTCCATTGCTCTTGCTTTTGCTAATGGCAAGCACTTAGGCTTTCCTTCACCTTCTTCTCTCGCACAATCACCTTTGATGTTTCCTTTGGTGTCCATGCGAACCCATTTGTCTTTGAACCATTGACGCAGATCTTCATTGAACAATGAGTTAGCAATCAATGAATTGACTGATTGGAACCCAACCTGTTCTGGTGTCTGTGTCTCAGACATGAGTCCTGTGTGATATCCATAAGCATATGCCTCAACGAGATCATCAACTTCGATACCTGACTTGAGTGATTTTATTTCTAAAGCATTTTGCTGTGCATTAGTGATAGGTGTGTTTTCCATGATGAAGTCATGCACTGCAGAAATAAATGCATCAGTTTCTTCTTTCTTAACTTTTTCTGCACCTGTCACTCTTTGGATATGCTTCATCATCTCGCCAGCATGTGCATGAAGTGCTTTTGGCAATCCACGTCTAAATGCTGCTTCGTTTCCGTTCTTTGCATGCTCACGCATCTTAGTGCCAGACATTCCCTTAGTGCCTTCAGCATCTGGGTCTCTTTGTCCTGCAGAAACGACTTTGATTGATTTGAAGTTATAGAATCCATGAGGACCTTCTTTGCCATTATATTTGTGCAATAGGTCATGGAATTGCTTTACACGATCTTGACCAGCAACAACTACAAGATGATGAGCATGCTTATGAAGAGCGGCAGCATGATGCAGAAGTGTTGGTTGTGCTTTTGAAGATGCATAGACATGAGTTCCATGATCTGCAACTTTTTTGATATATCCTACTTTTGTTGCAGACGGCAACGGATTCTTTGAGTCACCTTCTGAATGAGACGCAATAATATGTGCAGAGCCGCCAACTGATTTCGCCGTCTGTTCGACCTTATGGATAAGTTTTTCATGTCCTACTGTCGGCGGATTGAAGCGACCAAAAGCCATGACCGCTGTGTGCTCTTGACCCATGCTTTCTTGAACAGGATTGATATTGATCTGATCTGGAGGAGAACCTGTCATTGTGCGGTTCTTCGAGATTACATCCTTCACAGTTGTAGATTTCAACTTCTTTGAAGGCTTGCTTGCTTCTTTTTTAGCAACGTCTGTAACTGACTCCGGAGCAGGAGTATCTTTTGCATCTGTCATGGTCGAGGTTTCCCTTGGGCTTACTCGGTGAATCTTATGGTATATTTATAATTTAAGGATACGCTTGAGTTCCATTTGCGTAGTAGATCTTTGCAGCTGTTGCAGTTGTGATAACATTTGCACCGTTCAAGGTGATCTGGTTTGCTGTCATAACCACATTCATAGTAGAATTTGTCGATATGAAGTGGTGAGTAGCGTTCATATAGTTATTGGCACCAACAAACAATCCAACATTGAAATAATTATTAGTTCCTTGGAAATATTGATTTCCAGATAAGGAATTATTTGATGATAGCTGAGCAACAGAAGAATTCTGTGCAAATGTTGAGTATACAGATGTGTTCTGTGCAAAGGTGCTATAAACGCTTGTATTTTGTGCAAAGGTTGAGTAGACAGTTGTATTTGAAGCAGCATAAGCAACAGCATTAGAATATGCATTTCCTGCTTTGTTAGAAGCATCTGTTGCTGCAGTTGCTACAGCATTAGAATATGCTAGAGCTGCATTACCACTATAAGAAATTGCGTTAGAATAAGCATTTCCTGCAAGGTTGCTTGCATAAGTTCTTAAATCAGAAGCAGTATTACCACCCAAATATGTTGCAGAGTTTGCAGCTAGTGTAGCAACATTTGCAGATAATCCTGCGGTTGTTTGAAAAGTGCTATTGACATATGAATTAGATGCAGCATAAGCATAGATAGCAGTATTCTGTGCAAAGCTTGAATAAACAGATGTGTTTTGTGCAAAGGTTGAATATACCGATGTGTTTTGAGCAAATGTAGAATTTACATAAGTGTTAGTAGCAAAAGTAGAATTAACATATGTGTTAGATGCTGCATAAGAGTATATTGCAGTATTTTGAGCAAATGTTGAATAAACAGATGTGTTCTGTGCAAAGGTTGAATATACTGTTGTATTTGCTGCTGCATAGGCAATAGCATTAGAATATGCATTGCTAGCAAGATCACTTGCATATGTTCTTAAGTCTAAAGCTGTATTACCACCAAGGTATGTTGCACTATTTGCAGCTAATGTTGCAACATTGGCACTCAATCCTCCAGTTGTTTGAAATGCAGACAGTGCATTGGCATAGGCATATTGATTAGCGGCATACCCACCCAAATATGCTGCATTGTTTGCATCTCCACCATTTCCACCAGTGCCATTAGCTCCTGCAGGACCTACAACATAACCAGCATTTGCTGTTGTTGTATTGGAATATGTAATGATAAGATACCCGTTACCATTAACAACAGCACTAGTAACACCAATTCCATTAGATCCATCTGCGCCATTTGCACCATTTGCTCCGTTAGATCCGTTACTACCTAGAACATAACCAGAATTTGCAACATAGTTATTAGAATATGTGATAGTAAGAAATCCGCCGCCATTTATAATGGATGATGTGATACCAATTCCATTAGAACCTGCAGCACCATTAGAACCTATTACATAGCCAGCATTCGCTGTAACTAAATTAGAATAAGTAATGATAAGAGAACCGTTACCGTTAACAGCGGCATTAGTAACACTAATTCCGTTAGTACCTCCTCCATTACCACCTGCAGGAGCATCAAAGACAAACATATTGTTTGCTAGATCATATCTTAGATATAACCCATCAGCGATTGTTGTTGCATCAACATCGTCTAGACGTGCTAACTTGACTTCGCCGCCACCAGCAACCAATTGTGAACTGTTGGTTGCGAAGCGATGAAGGTCTGCAATCGATTTCTTGATGATATCAAGTTCTTTTCTGATACCTGCAGGAAGCGTATCAACGACTTTCTGTATCTCGCCTGGCGATGCTTTAGAAATCGCTGTGACAGATTTTGTGATGATATCATCTTTAGGCAATTCAGGTTGAGGTTGTGCAGCATCTTCTGCAACAACTTCAACTTCTTCCTCGACAGTTGCGACTGCAATGATTTCTTCTTCTTGAACAGCGACAATAGTCTCTTCGACTTCTTGTTGGATGACTTCTGCATGTTCTGGATTATTATCAACGAGACGTGCAAGAGCGGCGTTCATCTGCTCGAGCATCTTGTGTTCTTTTTCACGTTTCTCGTCTATGAGAGCTTGCTCGTTTGCTTTCTTTGTCTCGATCTCTTCTAATAAAGATTCAGTGCCCAAAAGCTTTGCCATGCCTTTGAGCATCTTTTCTTGTTGAATCTTTTTCTGTTCAATTTCTTCTAGTTTTTGTTCAGCACCTAGTGCTTTCGCAAACTTCTTGAGCAGTTCTTCTTCATTCATTGACTATAAATCCTAGACAGTATGTCATATTTATAGATCAAATAAGACTTTGATGCTTGAACACGGTATCAACACCTGCTCGTCCAACAGAAAGATATCCCTCATCTCTCAATAGATCTTGAATCTCGCCATTGACCGTCTCGAGAATGATTAATGGAAGATGCTGCCTGATTGAATTTCTTGCGCCATAAAGAACATATGTTTCTGATCCTTCAACATCAAGATGGATGAGATCAAGTTTCTCATAGACAAAGTCATCAATACGAAGCATAGGTGTATTGCCACCAATATCATCATTTGTCTCGACCATATGAGCAGCGCATGTTCCGTCACCTCTGTTTGATTCTGAAGGATGATGGAATGTTATGTTGCGATGCCTATCACCAAGAACAGCATTGAATTTATGAATCTTCATATCTTGACAATTCTGTGCAAGGCAAAAGAAGTTATAAGGATCTGGCTCAAATGTAAATACACGCTTAAACATCTGTGCATATAGTCGAGGATACATCCCACAAGCACCGCCTGCTTGAACGACTGTATTCATTGTCTTACAATGTTCTTTTACTGTTTCTCTAACCGGTTCCCATTCTATCGATGGTCCATACCAAAGACCTTCATCATCTTTAGGCCATACCCAATCAGACAATCCATCAATTATGTCTTTTCTTATTACTGTCTTAAACATCATTCTTTATCTTCAAAGTGTAGAGGACCATATTTCATAAATCTATCATAGACGGTTTTGCCATCGACAAAATGATCATTTGGATCTAGATCATAATGATTTATGATAGCACAATTTATGTCATAGTAATAATCGATTGCCTCTTTAGAGATAACAAAATCTTCTTCAAGATAACTCGAAAGAATATCACTATGATCTACTTTCTCAAAATATAAATCAAAGCTATCTATGTTTAAATTATGATCATTTCTCTTGAAAGGAAAGCAATGAAATTTATTATACTTTTCATCAACGCTTTCTATCATTTTTTCTTTTAAATTAGCAAAGTAATTTTTTCTATGTGTTTCAACTTTTGCATACTCGACATAATAGTGATACATCTTATTGAATACTAAAAGAAAAAATATCCATCCTTTAGAAGAATCAGATGTTAATTGGATTGCTTTTGCATTCTTGAAATATGGATACTTGTCATTATCATATTCCCCTGGTCGCATGAACCAACGAAACAAAGGATGGACAACCGCAAACTGATAGTCATCATATGTTAATATTCTATTTGCATCAACTGACTTGAGATAGTCAATGAAATATGGATCATTCACATCCATTTTGATTGATCCTCCATGATCATTGCAGAAACATGCAATACGAAAACTTAACTCATTATATGCTTCTTCATTCAAACCAAACTCATACAGTGTATTACCTAATCCCATATTTCTAACCAATTGGTCATGATCTGCTTTTGTATTGTAGTAATGACTCTTCATGTACCAACCAAATAGATTCTTGTCTGAGTTCCATACCAAAGGTTTTTCTTCGTTAACAAAAGAAAATTTACCTGCTTTATTGAAAGGAAAATTTTTAATATCAAATGGTTGATGTCTATAGAACAAAAGGTGTGCAAAGAATTCTCCGCCACATCCTGGAAAAAATGAAATAGGAACAAATGCTTCCCAATTATCTTTTATTATAAATTTCATAATTTAAACTTTGTTATTTTGCTATCAGCACTTGAAACACAAGAAGGAGAGATACAGATCTTAGGTTCCTTGAACAAATCAAATCCTGTATCTATATATCCTAACGGAACATCTTTACAACTATAAGAACGTTTAATTGATCCGTCAGGTTCTCTAATAACAATTGATTGATAACCTGAATGACATATCCATCCTTTAAAATTATTGAACCCAAATGCATTAAATCTTTCTGCTTGATCAAACATCCATTCTCTACCATTAGAATTGATCATTTTCATCTGAGGTTCTTGAATGAGATCTTCTTGCATGAGAGAAAACATATCAGATGTATACCCATCAACAACTTTTTCTGCAGATTCATTTGATTGAGGTTTCAATGTGACATTAAGTCCTGCACCAACAAATATATCTGATATCTCATGCAATTCATAGAAAATAGACGGAAGCATAACCATGTTTATGATTATCTTTATTCCGTTTGATTGAAGGAACACAAGTTTGTCTTTAAACTCATCAACCTTTGTATGCTCATAATGAAAAGATGCTGTTATGTTTGCATCATCAAATTGCTTTGCAATATCTATATATTTCTTGAACCAATTCATGCTTTGAGACATGTTTGTTGTCATATGGATTGATTGATGGATTGCTTGTGTATCATCTGCAAGATGTTGCAAAATATCTAAGTATCCCGGATGAAATGTTGGTTCACCCCCGCTTAGACTAAAGTGAAATGAATTGAACCCATTGTTTCTTGCCTGACGTTTGATCTCATCAATTGTCTTAAGACAAAGTTCTGTTGAACGATGATCTTTTTTTTGAGAATGTGCATAAGGCCAACAATAGGAACATTTGTAGTTGCAGAAACGACCGAGTATCCAACTCACCATGAACATATTTTTATCGAGCATATCTTTATGCCCAAACTTTGCAACATTATCAAAATTTATCATTAATAACAGTTTCTATAAAATAATCTAGTTTACTTCTAAAATAATTTTTAGAATAAACACAATTAACATCTAATTTATATTTGTTAAATATCTCAATGTTTTTTTGAGTATATTCATTTATTTTTTCTCTGTTTAAAATTATATTCTGTCCCAGTAAATCTGATAATTCTTTATCATAGTTTTTTTGCTCATGTAAGAAAGCATATATATCTATTTTTAAACAAGGATAATCATCAAAATTATAAAAATGAAAATTAGTAAAGTTATCATATCGACTATCAATATAATTTTTAAGTTCTTTTTTGCTTTTAGTTAAAGAATGTTGAGATATTATTTTTACACTCATTAAAAATTTAGAAAAAAACATATAATGATCTGGGCATATAATCATTATATTTTTCGATTTTGGAAAAATTTTTAGCAAACTTATATCATGTTTTTTATTTAATTCATTGCTAACATCATTTAGTAAAGCTATTTTTAATTTTCCATCAAATCTATGATTATAATTCTCATAGATATAATTCCTATATTCATCACAAAAATTTACTTGATCTTTAAATATGCTATTATATAATTTAATTAATTGTTCATCTTTAATGTCTTGGTGAGAATCCTTGAAATTATAAAATTTTGTTTTAAAGAAATTTAATTTTTTCAATCTTGATCTATCATTTAAAGTTTTTTCTTTAAAATCTGTAAAGACGTCATAATCAGTAAAATCATATTTGTTATAGTTTGTAAATTTATAATTTATAATTTCTTTGGGGTTTATAGCTTCGTGCAATAATAACCCAAAAAATTCTCCACTTAACCCAGCGATATAATCAACAGTAATCAATTCACTCCAATCATCTAATGTAATCATACTTTACTGCTTAAAATTTTCTCAAAAAAACTATCTACTTTATCTATAAAATATTTTTTAGAATAGACACAATTAATATCTAATCCGTATTGATTAAGCAATTCAATGTTTTTTTGAGCGTATTCTGCTATTTTTTCTTTATTTAAAATTATTTCTTGTCCTAGCAAATTTGATAATTCTTTATCATAGTTTTTTTGTTCATATAAAAAAGAATACATATCTAATTTCAAACAAGGATAGTCATTAAAAATATAAAATCTAAAATTAGTAAATTTATTATATCTATTATCAATATAAGATTTTATTTTTGCATTATTTTCTAAAAAATTTTTCTGACTTACATTTTTTACCATTTCTAAAAAATTAACAAAAAACATATAATGATCTGGACAAATCAACATTATATTTTTTGATTTTGGGAATATATCTGGTAAGCTTATTTTATATTTTAAATTTAATTCATTAACATCAGTATCATGAAATAAAGACATCTTAAATGTGCCATCAAATTTATGGCCATAATTTTCATAAACATAATTTCTATATTCATCAGAAAAATTCAATTTCTTTTTAAATATATTGTTATATGTTTCACTAAGTTGTGTATCGTATAAATCATATTTATTAAACTTGTAATTATAAAATTTTGTTTTATAATAATATAGATGTCTTAATCGGTGACTTGATTTTCCTTCTTTATTTGTAGAACTAAGAACATCATAAGGATTAAAATCAAATTTATTTTCATTTGTTGGGTTATACAAAGTATCTTTATAGATAGCATCATGCAAAAGCAATCCAAAAAAATCACCACTCATGCCGCCATAATAATCAATAGTGATCAATTCACTCCAATCATCTAATGTAATCATATTATTTCTTAAAGGCGTTCTTTGCGTTGAAGTTTGCCTGTGAGAACTCTTTACGGTTGACCATCTTGACAATTTGACCTTTATGCTGAACAACATATCCTTCAGGATCTGTCTTCTTTCCATCGATTGACTGAGACATAGGATTGTGTGTTTCTTGTGCCTTATGTAATCCGTGAGTCAAGATATCTTTTGCTACTTGGACATGATGATGAATCTGCAATGCTTTTGCAAAGTGAGATTCATGTGCATCATGGTGAGCAAGAGCATTATTCATATTTTCTGTCTTAGCAGCTTTTGCTTTCTCAGTCTTTACCTTATCGACTTCATTGCCCATGCGAGATGCGATATGAGCTCTCAATCCTGCAGTCGATGGTTTTTCACCTGTGCGAACTGTCTTGTTGATGTAGGTTGAGAAATGTTCTTCATGCTTGCCAATAATATCATGGTGTTCTGCTGGCAATTTATTATGAATTTCTTCTGCCTTTGCCAGATGGTGCTCGACCTTTTTGCTTTCTTCAGGTGTTAGGTTACTCATTTTAATTTAGCCTCTGGTGAAATAAGGTGGACATCTGGGTGGTGTCCGAATACGGAATGATCATGGATAGGATGAGCGTGCATTGTTTCTGGATGCTCATGGTTTCCTGTAAACTGCGTATGGAATGCCAAACCAATCTTTGAGTTAACAGCTTTCTTTCCTTCAGCAGTATCTTTCTTTATATGATACTTGATGGTGTTTGGTTTGAAAGAAACTTCGTGATCTGTGTGATGAAGATCACCTGTATCATGCATGTAGTCGCCTTGATATGCGATACCTTTCTTTTTAGGAAGGACTTTGCCAACATGAATGAGCAAGTGATGCATCTTCTTTGCAAGTCCTGGTGAATGACCAAAGTGCTGATCAACCTCTTCATGTGTCGATGCCCAGCGAGGATTCTTGCCAAGAGCAGAATGCTTAGTTGCAATCATCACATGACCAGTCTTTGGATGTCTCATTGCGAGGAACGCAGGAGCACCATCAACCTTTGTTGAGATATGAGTGTCATTAGAATGACCTGTCTGCAATCCTTTGTGAATAGAACGAAGCGTAGAAAGCGCATGAGCGAATCCTGATTTGCTCTTTACAGCATTATCTTCTGGATGTTCTTGATGCTTTGCAGATGCGACGCCGCTTGCTGCTGATTCTGATAGGAATGATTTAAATGTTAACATCTTATTCTACTTTTGCATAAGGACCTGAAAGATCGGATGTTGCTGAAGCGTATTCTACAACAGAACTAATAAACACATCCGCTGAAGGTGATTTCGATTTAAATTGTGATAATATCTTTTTAGTCAATACTATATTTATTATGCTAGTTCCTAGGTATTTTGAAAGAATATATTCTTCACCTAACTCATATATTGCCTTGGTAAATTTAGCTTGATCTCTCATCACATCTGCATCTTTGTTATATTTCAAATAAAGTTCATGGAATTCTTTTAAAAATGCCGGATCTTTTTTTCTAATCAATGCTTTTGTAGAACCTACTTCTGGAGGAGTGATGCCAAATCTTGTTCTAATTATCTTAGCAACAACACCGTATCCAATCTTACCTTGTGCGGCATTCTTGCCTTTGATCTCGCCCTGAAAAGCAGGAAAAGTTCTAAATTGAATTGAACCATCAACCGTGAAAAATATATAAGCATCTTTAGAAGAAAAAAACCCTTTTTTACCTACAGTATAATCTAGATATTTTATTTCTTTTTTCTTTTCACCGACATTATATAATTTAAAACTTCCTAAACCAGATATTTTTTTCAATGATATGCCAACAATATCTCCTGATTGTAAAGCTTTATTCAATAGAGAATTTAATTCAACAAGATTTGTTGTGGAGGTAAAATCAATACCCATTCCTTTTTTTGTTGTTAGATATATGTCTGCAGGTGACCACTTGTTAATATCACTGAAGATACTTTCATGCCTCTTATTCAATTCCATAACATGCTTTTCTAACGACTTTACCCAAGGAGATTGGCGATGAAAGATCACATTTGCTGAAGCAACTTTAGATAAATTTTTCTTGATACATGATGCACCATTAACAGATGAAGTCAACCAATCTTCTGGTAACATCTGTATTTCATTTAAGTTAGCAGTTACCTTAGCAATTTTTGCTGCTTTTTGTAGAGTTTCATTATCTATTTTTCTAAACGAGAATAGTGCTTGTGCATATACTGCTTGTGCCGATTCTGCGATGTCTGTTACTTCTGCACCAGCACCTGATCCTCCGCCGCCGCCAAATTCTTTTGATTTTTTTATCTCATTTAAAGAAACAGTTTTTCCTTTAGTATCTGTAAAAGAAAGTGTTTTTACATTTTTCAATTTAGAAATATTTTTAAGAATACCTAGTGTATTAGCATCCGCTTTCAATACGACTTTAGACCCGTTTATTAATTCAAACGGATCAGGTTTAACACTAATTAACTTTTCAACCATCTTACCGGCACGCCATTCACGACCCGGTTTTGTTAATTCTTTTACTGATAAACTAGCCATACTTCAGTCCTTATTGAAGTATTTATAAAATGAACAAGGGGGCGATTGCCCCCAATGTCATCACAAACCGATGATCTTTGCCTCATACTTGAGACGACCCTTGAAGTCATTGCGTAACCAATCCTCAAAGATCTCGAACCGCAATGCCGCATCTGACTCACCGACTGATTCTAAATCTGCCTTTGCCTTTGATACGAACTCAACAAGATCCCGATAATTTACTTTCTCAGAATCACTTAATGCCGCCTTGTGCATTTTGCCTTTGCGTTGTTGCATGTGTGTGTGTCCTCATGTGTTGTCGATTATTTAATGTAACATAGTTTTAAAATAATGTCAACCATCATTTTCAACAGGGGTAATAGCATATGCAGGAGTTTCTACTTCTTCGACATCTAAAGGACCCCAAAAACGCAACTCACAGTCAGCAGATTCCCAACCCAGTCCTTCAAGCGACCAATCTTCTTCCCATGCCGCTTCAATCTCTTCTCGTTCTTCTTCAGTCATATCTTCTGGATATTCCCAATGTTCCCAGCATCCATCAGTCGAATCTTGGTCGATTACGTCACCAAAATCTGACAATCCATCAACATAAAAATCTTCTTCAGGATCGCCGAACTTTGACAAGTCAGGCTTATCTAGAACCGTCACAGATGCCCAGCGCCACCCATGTTCTCGAGTAATGGTTTTGCCATCCTTTGTAAAATATTCAACTTCTGTTGCCTGCTTCTTGAGAGCATTTGTTATCTTCCACGCCATATCTAACTCCTAAAAATATTCTTCATGTGAGGGAAAGTTTCATAGAAATCTTGATCTCTGTGAGAGTCAAGTAGCATTATATATTGCTTGGTCTCAGGCAGTCGTTCTGACCAATCTTCTGATTCCATAAAAGAAAGAATACCGTTTAGTTTCTCTAATCCACTTTCGTCCTTTCGCCATGTCTCATAGTCAGTTCCATCCTTTACACCGAGATGCCAGTTCTCTTCCCACCATGGAATGAACGCTTCATACTTCTCACGCACTATTTGTTTGAACCAACTAGGAAGCACTTTGACGTTTAAGTGAGGTGGCATATAGACAAAGTGAAAAGCAATGCCGCCGCCATCCTGTGGATGCATGTTTATTTTGTTAAAGTTCTGTTCAAGTTTCCATCGAATGAAGTCAGGAAGATAATAGACATTTAAGAACTGCACAGCACATGCTATAGTCACCTCAACATTATCAGTTGTTTCTTTGTCAAGGATATGAACTACCTCTTCTATTCGATTCCATTTGGATGGGTAGCGAATATAATCATTGCGCTCAAAAAGATCATCGATACTGAGATGAAAGCGAACAAGTTTAAAGTGTTTCCAAAGATCAAATAGATCATCTCTCCATTCTATCCCATTGCTGTTATATCTTAGTTCTAAATTCTTCGCATGTCCTTGTCTGATACATTCCTCAAGGATTATGTAATGCTCCTCAATGATAAGGCTCTCGCCACCTGCAAAATATAACTGCTGCATGTTAGGAATCTGTTGAAACAACTGTTCCCAAAACACAGGATTGTTCTTATGCCAATTAAAACTTGCACCGTTTATTTTTGACTTATCATCCCAATTAAAGACACCTTTAAGAGACTCATTTGTTATCTCAGGAAATATTTTATTGAAGTCCTTAATCCACCCAGAACTATCATGAGGTGAACACATAACACAAGCGAGTTGACACTTATTGCCAAAGCGAAGGTCGATATATGCAACCTGAGGAGGAACAGATCCTGTCTCATCTGTGTTATTTACAAGCGACTCAACATCAACACGCTGAATCCAATAATCTGTTTCCCATTGTCTTTTACTATGAAACCCAGTTGCTTCTTCTTTGTAGCACTTCATGCAACTCAAAGGTTTCTCACCTGCAAGCATTGCTTTGCGAATATCTCGCATGTATTTTGAGTTCCAGCCTGTCAAGAAATCAGTCGTCTTTAGATTGACAGGAAGACCTGAGTCATCATCTTTGAGCAATCCAACATTAGGATTGAACTGTTTGTTTGATGCAGTTGCACCAGAAGCATTGCCTTGACAACAGACACGCATAGTTCCATTAGGACGAGTGCTAAGATGAATCCATGGCAAAATGCAAAATGTATTAGAAGTATTTTTCATTTTCTATTTATTGAACAATCAAACGGTTTGTGTCTTTGACCTTCATCTTGCCTTTGACGCAAGAATCATCTGCCCATTGCACGACCAATCCGATAGAACGACCGTGCGCTTCAATTTCCCAAGGCAGATCCCAATAATCCATCTTGTTTGTATCAACTGTTGCCTTGTTGAACTTATACACCTTGCGCTGACGCTGCATCTCAAACATCTCGCCCTTTGCCCACTGCTTTACGTGAGTCAACTCATGAGCAATGGTGTTGAGGATCATCTTGAATTTCTGAGAAGCATCAATCCGCACTGTAAACTCACGTGGCTTATAATGCTGATCTTCCCAGATGCAATCACCATAGACTCGTTCTTCGTCAAACAAAGAATCGCTAAAATTCATGCGAACTTCAAGGACGTTCTGCAAGCGCTTCGAGAAGAACTTATCATAGACAAACTCACACAGACTCTTGATCTGCTCTTGTTCTGTCTTGGTGAACTTGCCAATGCCTTTGAACTTGATCATTATGCAATCAATCCCTGGTAAAGTTTGCCAATCTGATATGCTGTGATACGATAGAAAACGCCACGATCTGATGCTTGTTCAGACATTTTTATGATTGCTTCATGGCGTGCCATCTCTGCAAGACCTTCTGCTTCGAAGATGCCAACAATCATTTCATGTTTGAAAGTGGGATCAACGAGAGTCAAGGTGTAAACGTTTGTCATATTTCGTTCCTTCATTTCATCCTATAATTGAATATAAGATCTTTTTAAAATAATGTCAACCAGTTTATTCGGGAGTAATATCGAAAGTGAAGGTTGAGACATCAGTAGCAAGAACGCCATATCCAGAAGCATCATGGCGATGCTGAAACCAGCGATCAGAAGACACTTCTAAGCACCAGCAACCGCCGTAGCGCTTTACCATGTCCTCGGTGAAAGCCTCGATTGCTTCAATATCTTCATCTTCGAGGCCGTCCATCTCACCGTAGTTCAAAGCGCAAGCCCAGTGAGTTGGCAGTTCGTAGGTTTCAGTAATCATCTTATATCTCCTAATTAAGCAGTCCAACCATTTTCGTTGGCGACCGATCCAATCCAGTTCCCACGAGAATCGTAGTTGACAACACCAGGATACTCACGGAGGAATTCTTCCAAAAACCGCTCATCCTCGTCAGTCGCATCGAAAGCTTCGCAGTTCTCGAGCAGGGTGTTATAGAGGGCAACACGAGCGATCAGGGTATCATTTTTAGTAGCAGTCATCTTTTTTGTCCTTCAATTCATCCTATAATTAAATATAAGATAGAAAAGAAATAATGTCAACTTTATTTTAAAAAAATAACCCCATGTTTCCAAGGGGTTATAAAAAATTTTATTTTTTTATTTAGAAGCTAGA